CTATTAATTTCAAAATATTATCAAAAAAGTTTCCAGTAGCTTTAACTACAGCACTACCTTTACCTTTTGCCCAATCCCATGCTCCTTTTGCTGCTCTAGTCGAAAGTTTATCTTTACGTTTTTGATCTGCTAGTGCGGTTTTTGCTAGATCTGCTTTTCTTTTTTCAACTCCTTTCATAACTTCTTGAAATGATGCTGTTTGGTCAGCACTTTCATCTTGACTAATTTTAAAAGCCTCAATAAGATCATTTCCTTTAGAGGCAATTTTTGCAGCATCTTCTAATAAAACTTTTTCTTCATCAGATTTTTCTATTATAGCATCTTTAGTTTCTTTAGTTTCTGTGGCTACTTCTTCAGAAGTTATTTTTTGTTCTTCTCCCTGTTTCTGGATTTTTTTAGTAGTTGTTATTAATTCTTCTTCTGCTGTTTTTAATCCCTTAACAGCTTTTAATACAAGTTCATCCTGTTCTTTCATTTCAGAAAGAAGGGCCTCTTGAGTTCCTTCTTCTTTTAGAACAGCAATTACCTTATCTAATTTTCCAGAAACAATAGTTTGCCCTTTACTAATTGTTTCTAAACTTTGCGTTTGTTTAATTTGTTCTTGTTCTGTAGATTCAGCCATATTAATGTTTTCTATTTTGTTCTTCTGTTCTTCTATTTTCTTCTTTAACCCAATCTGCTAATTTAATAAGATAAATATCCCTTTCCCACGGCATCATATTTTCAATATCTGATAAACTCCATTTATAAGTATGCATTAACGTAAAACAACAATCAAAATATGCCTCTAAGCTTATGTGCGAAAGGGCTATTAGAAAAAAGAGTTCATACCCTCAATAGTAACAGTTGATTTTATCTGTGTTTTGGGATTAGTTATTTCTACCTCATGTTTTAATGCTGGCATAGTTTCAAAAAAAGTTTGAATCTTTGCAAACTGATTATGATTTAAACTTTCTAAAAATGTTTTTTTATCAGCATCAGAATAATCCATCACATCAAAAGTTTCTTCACCTTGCCAAATTTGATACATACAATCTTGTATCATTTTAAACATAGTTTCATAAGTATTGTCAGGATCATCTTCATTTACAGAAATAACTGTTGATAAATTTGGATAAGACATTAAAAGTCCAATATCATCTGATAATTGAATTCTAGGATTATGATCATCATCCATTTGTACTTGAAGTTTAGTTAAATCTACTTCAATTCCTACTTCAGTTACACCATCATCTGGACAAATAACTTTTAATTTTGCAATTTCCTCTACTGATTTAGCTCTAATTTGTAAAAAGATATATTCTATATCAAATAAAGGTAATCTATCAACTTCTATTTTATCAAAACAACAATTTTTAATTAAATTTTTAATAGCACTATATAAAGATGCATCAGCACCAGTTTCTTGAGCCATTAATAATAATTTTTCCTCTTTTACAAGGAAAGGTCTAAATTTTATTTCCTCATCAGTAGAGGGTACGACCAGAGTATACTCTGGTACGTTAATTCTTGGTAAAGTCATAATATTCTCACTTTGTTAATGTTAAAATTATCCGAATATGTTTGAGGCATTTGACAATGGCCCCGTTACTATTCCTTGATTCATCGCACCTGTTAGCGGGCCAGAAAGTTCTCCTGGCAAATCTTCCAAGAATGGAAATCCATCCTTTTCATTTCTAAATTCTCCAACCGCAAGATTGATTTGACTGCGATTGCCAACGTCACCCATTTTAAACGGATTCCATTTCTTATATGACCATGTTACATTAAATTCAGCAATAGAATTTGAATTTCCATGACCAAGATCTATTGATCCTACTATTTGTGGAAAACATTGAAATATTTTTACTCCATAATTATTTCTAAATTCTACAGTAGGCATATTATTTTTTGCTTGATTTCCTTCACGAGGCCCATCAACTCCTGTTGCTTTATTAAGCCATGCTGTACCTTTTTTTAAATCACTACTAAGTTGTTCTGCTCCCGGCCTTGCTTTATCCATACTTCCTGCTTTTAATGATCCACCAGAAGCTATTGTTGCTCTAGTAAAAATATCAAATTCTGATGCATATTCATCATAATAATTAAAATTACCAGTTAAATCATTCCAAATTAATTTTTGCCAAGCATCAAAGAAATTCTTAATTTTCATTGCACCATCACAATAAAATGTGGTTTGTAGTGACCCATATGATACACTTTGTGGCCAAGGAAAATGTGAACCATATTGTTTAAGACTTGCAACATTTATTGATTTTTCTGGTATCGTAACTTTACTGCAATATAAATTTAATGTGGTATCTGATCTAGTATCACCAACTCGTACCTCTTTTGCTTCAGCATGGGGGCCACCACCTACCATTTTTGTATTTTCATCATTTTTATTCCATAATGTAGCTGCAACTTTTGCAGCTTCATTATATTTCTGTCTGATTCCAGTTGTGTCTGAAAAATTCATTTTATGAGTTTTCCAATCTAAACCACCACCCCTTACATAACCATCACGCATACCTGGCCTTCTTACCCAATCACCTTTGGGCCTACCATCTTCTTCTGGTGGTGGTTCTCTTTTTGTTCGATCATAAACTGGTTGTACTACTCCTTGAGGTGGATTAAATACCATTTTAAAATTAGCAGGAAATGTAAAACCTTCTGCTTGAGCAATGGCAGTCCTTATCATTTGGATTTCACCCCTTGCATCCTTTTCAAACTCTTTTCTTCCTTTACCATCTTGGATGATTCCGTGTTTTCTCAGGAGTCCTTGAATTCTTCCTTTACCTACTCCAACACGAATATCTTTGTTAAAAATATAATCATCATGAAGTGGTACTTTTACACCTTTTCTAAATATTGCCATTTTTTCCTTAATATTTTAATGCTGATTGTGTCCAAACATATTTTGCAGATTCTTTCTGGAATTTATGTAGAGGTAATGCAGCTGCATAACTCCAATCCTCACCACTAATTCCATATAATCCTTTACCCTGTACTTGTCCAAACAAATATCGTTTAATACAGGGTATTGCTGGTTTAAAAGATGTTATTATATTATAACTTAATTTTAATTTAAAATTTTCATCCATATTTCCACCCTTACCTTGTGCTTTAATCAAGCGTATCATTAAATTTGCACGATCATTAGGTGGAAGATAATGTAAATTGATTCCATAAAAACCATTTGGTGCTAAATCAAATGGAAAGATAAGTGGCCACATATCCCAATATGGTAAAATGTCTGCCCATTTTGCACTATATTGAAAAAGATATAATTGTCCAATAGTTGGCCTTCCTGCTGTGACTCCTATATTCCTATCAGTCATTATTTCCCTTCTGCCTGTAGAAGCAGGAAATGCAGCCTGTTGAGTTTTCTTAACAATACTTTTAAACCAATCTATTGCTTTACTACTCTTAGCTTTAATCTTTGATATGAAATCTGTTGCTATTTTATCTGCCATACATATATTTAGTCATCTTGAGATGATCTTCTGTTATTATTAAAAATTTCCATCCATGTTGTTTACAAACTTCTTGTGCAGCTGTCCATTTTGCACGATTTCTTGCCCATTCAGTAGTTTCGTGCATAAACGCTTTGGTGACTCTGTTTGTCTTAGTTGGTCTAGGTGGTTTGGTATATTTCTTTGGTTTGATTTCCACCATAAACTTATCACCATTCTTTGTCTTAATATAGAAGTCAGGAAAGTATCTATGCCTCTTACCATCTAATGGTGAAATGTATGGAACTATAAGTTCCTCTGAGCCCCATTCTACAATATCATCATTATCATCACAATAAGTCATAAACTTACGTTCCCACAATGATCTATAAACAATATTATTAATATCCCCTTTATATTTTGTTCGATTGATGGGGCGAAATTTACCCTTGTAAGTCATATAAATAATTAGAAATACTTCATAGGAATATTTATGCAAAATTTCATAGCACAATCTATGCGTAGAGCAGGCCTTGCTCCAGCAAATAAGGGAACTGTATCAGATGTATCACCTACTCGTAATGATGCAACAGGAACAGAACCGCTTGCTCATATGAATATTGGTAGTAAATGGTCTTATGCTACTTTAGAATATCCATCAGACATTCAGCAACGAACTGATTTAGGACATTATATGATGTTCTATATAAATGTTGCTGATTCCCCTCGTAGTAAATATTCCACTTATAATAGTATGGGTGACAAAAAAATGGAATATGATGATGATGCAGGGACAGAATCAGAAGTAATAGATCCAAACCAAACTGAAGGTCAACGAAATATGAGAAAAGGCCAAGCATGGGCAAAGGATGGTGGAAGTGATAAATGGAAGGGAAATACTTGGACTCCTGGCCAAACTGAAAGAGTTGTAAAAAGAGCATCATATCAAGGACAGGTTGGAGAAAGATTTAATATACAAAGAACTAAAAGAACTACTGATTCTATAGTTTTGTATATGCCCCCTACCATTACATCTAATACTAATGCTGTTTATAAATCAACCGAATTGGGCGGTATGGCAATGGAATCAGCACAACGTGTAATGGATACGGTAAGTAAAGTAGATATGGCAGAAGGATTTGGTGGAACAATAGGTGCAATTTGGGATGCACTTCCAGGCTTTATAGATCAAGGTATAGCAGAAGTGGAAAAGGGAATTGCAAAAGCAGTTAGTGCAGTTATTGGTGGAGATGCATTTACTGGTTTAAATAAAATGACAAACAGAGCCGAAAATAGATATTTAGAGGCTGCCTTTGATGCAGTAGGATTTCGTAAATTCTCATATACATTTAAATTCACACCAAAAAATGTAGAAGAATCTTTTGTTGCAAGAGATATTATTAAGACTTTTAGATTTCATATGTCACCTGAGTTACCAGAACAGGGAGATTTTGGTAGATACTTTATTACCCCAGCAGAATTTGACCTTTTTTATATGTTTAGGGGAGATGAGAATACTTGGTTAAATAAAATTTCAACTTGTGTATTGACTAATATGGATGTAAATTATGCAAATGGTAATTACCAAACATTCAGGCCAGTTTGGGGTAAGGGTAATGAAGGAGCTCCACCTATTGAAATAGAAATGAAACTGGATTTTATGGAAACCAAAATTATTACAAAGAAAGAAATATTAGAAGGTTATTAATATGTCTTATTTCAATTATTTTCCTACAACAATGTATGATCCTGCTGGTGATGGATCTGCAAAACTTGTTACTAATATTATGAAACGTGTTCGTTTAAGAGCAAATATGAAAAAAGAACTTGTTATGATGGATCAATATGATGTTAAGGAAAATGAAACTCCTGAAATAGTTTCTGATAAACATCATGGTAGCCCCTATTATCATTGGATTGTCTTGTTAGTAAATGATATATCAGATGTAAATCATGATTGGGTTAAATCTACACGGCAGATGCAAAAATATCTTCTATCCAAATATACTGAAGAACAATTACTTGAAACTCATCATTATGAAATACCACAAACCTCTGGTGATACTACTGTTATGATTGAGGTTGAAAATGCTACATATCCTTCTGCAACAACAGTTACAAATTATGAATATGAAGTTGCATTAAATGAAAAAAAGCGGGCTATTGATTTATTAAGAAATGAATATCTTACGTTTTTTATAGATGAATTTGAGGGGATAATGTAATCAACCCCCAAAATGAGGGTTGATTATTTGAAGATTAAGCTGTTGCCAACTTCTCAAAGTATTCCATCGTATCAGATGCTCCACCAGTAATTGGTTTCCCACCATCAAAAGGAACTTCAGGAACATCCATATCGGATGCAACTTGTTCAGCAGTACGATTATCAACTGCCTCACCTAGTACACGTTCCATCTTCTCCTTCAACTCCGCATAAGACTTGAAGTTAGTCTCATCGTGAAAAGGTTTCAAAGGATACTCTGATTGATAAATCTTTTCAAGTTCCTCATCAGAAGGTAACAGTTGTGTTACTGCATCAAATTCTGACTTATCATAGTTCCAGAATCCGTCTACCTTACGAATCTTCAATTTGAAGTTCGCACCCTTCCACAAGTCGAAAGGATTGATAGCCTGTTCATCATCGAACTGAGGTTGCATTGCCTCCATGATCTTGTCAAAGATCTTCTTACCAAACTTATAAAGGAAAACCTTCCCTTCATGTTCTGGATGTTTGGGATCTGCAACAATGTAGATGTTGGTGTGATAAGACAACTTGCGTTTCTGTCTGCGAGCTGTTTCCTTATCGGCCTCAGAACCAGAGTTCCAAAGTCTACGATTGACTTCACCTACAGGATCGTTCTTGTTGATAGTGGTGAGAGAGTTCTCAATGTACCATCCACCTGGCCCTTGAAAAGAATGAGTGAACATTCTCTGCCAAGGAATATCTTCTCCTTCTGGAGCTGGGAGAAACCGAATAACGGCATAACCATTACCTGACTTGTCCAATTCTGGTTTCCAGAATCGGTCATCATCAAATGATTTGGTTTCTTGGGGGGTTGTTTGTTTGTTGTACTCATCAATGAGTGATGAGAAATCGGATTGCTTTTTAAGCGCTGCTAATGACATATTATCTCCTTATTAAAGTATTATTTGTTTATATTAGCGTATTATAGTATTATCACTATTTAGTCACGAAATCCTTCACCCTTAAAGAAATGGTGAAGTCTGTGACACAATATAATCCACCACAAGTGAATTATGTTATCAGAGGCATAACTACCTACACCTCTAATCATTAACTTGTATGTACATTTAGTACAATATACAAGTTCAAGTTTGTCTGTATCTATTCTTTCTTGCATAACTATTTTGCTGTTTACGTTGCAAGAGTGCATTATCATATTCCAACTTACGGATATACTTCTGCGAATCTCTCAGTTTATATTTAAGAAAATCGTTTTCCCGAATCAAATCTTCTGGATTGCGTTTTCTACCCTGCTTTTTAGTATTGCCTTGCATTTTTCCTTATCGAATTTAATGAAAGGTTGACAATTATGAAGTGTACTCCTGAGTTTCGGCCATACCCAATCCTCACTCACTTCATGGTTAGTAAACTCTATCCAATTAAGGTAAGAGTCTAGGATAATAGCTGATACTGTAGAAATTTCATTTCGTAGTAACAACTTTACAATCGGTGGATGTGTTTTAGTTTCACACTTGAACAATCCACCAAAAGGTTTATGATATTCTATACATTTTTTCAAATCTTGATCAAACACTCTAGTTATTGATTGCTGAATCTTAACCCATTCTTTATAATTACTTTCAGCCTTATCTCCTGTCAACCACTTTGGATTGACACTATCTTCTACTGCAAAATTACTTACCAAAAAATCTTGATATTCTGATCTATTGTATCGTTTTGATAGTTTGTGAAAGAAGTACCTATCGTTCCTTTTCATAAAGGAATCTCTAGTACATTTTATCTCCCCATTATATTTTACAAAATCGTAATTGGGTGATTGAAAGTGTAATCTAATCGCCAAATACATTTTGTATGCATCAAAGGCTTCCAAATCATACTGGTAGTGAATTTGTTTTAGGTAAAAAATGGAGTTCTTCTGCTTCCATTTGTATTTTTTGTTTCAAAGCTTTATTAACTAATCTCCCTAATGAATTTGGTTCAATTTCTTTTTCCTTACAGTA